ATAAGGTCTGTCTTGATGTCATTAAGTTTACTGCGTGCCATGTGTTTGTTCCATCACAGTTAAAAGGCATGGACCATCAAGATTGACAATCGTGCCATTTTCTAGATGGACAGGATAAGTCCAAGATCGATCGTCGGTAAGTAGATGAACACCAGATTTGATATCATCAACACAAAGACGACCATACGCTGTATCACGATATTCGGGAAACAAAGAAAGTTGCATAATTACACCTTATCTTGCTTCTTATCCAACTTAGCGTAAATTGAATCAAGCTTAGTCAGCAAAGGTACCAATGCCTCCTTTAGCTCATTTTTGGTTACGTATTGCTGTGCTAGAAGCAGTTCTAAATTGCCAATACGATCTAAGCGTTCAAGTATCTCATGACGAGTCCTGTCGCTTTCTATGTTGGTACGGTACTCAGACACAAGCTTAAGCTCTAGGCTGTTAATCCTATTATGGTCTCTTTGCTGCTGTCCCCAGACGGTATTAACCCACCAAGTAACACCAGCAAGAATAATAGCTAACATCCCAGAGAAAATGGTTTGATTGTCCATCAAAAATTAAATCCTCTAGAAGAAGCTCGCTTAGCCGACCTAATAGGAAATCGGTATTCTGTAGCGTAACGAACACCATCAGAGAAGTGCTCAACACCCTCCTTCTTATCGATGGTAGCAGTATTAGAATTATTGTCCACCCACTTTGTACGCTCCATAGAAGATATGAGATTTGTACATTTAGGATCAAAGAACATAGACATTTCACCAGCAGCTGTCATTAGCTGAGCATTGACTGCATTAACAGAGTCAATCATACCTGGTGCTTTATTATGTGCTAAGCAGACAATACCTTGTGATTCTAAGATAGTAAAATCGGATCGACCAACAGGTGCAGAAGACTGACGTCTACGACCAGTAGGATCGGGATAAGCAAATATTTTATTAGTAGGGTACCTACCCCGAAGAGCAATAGCAAGCTGTTCTGTATCAGGATGACCCATGAGCTCATCAAGGTAATGTGTTTGTTTACCTCGTATAGCAAATACTGAAGAAGCTTGGATACCCACGTTAAAGTCGATACCAACATGTACATCTTCTTTCTCGCTGAATGGCTCAAGTGTACGCACATGTTTTTTACGATCAAAACAATAAAACACACTATTACCAGAGTCTTTGAACTGAGCAAGATACTCAGAGGCAAATGAACGAGGATCAATAGTGTGTCGTAACGATTCAATTTCTACAGGATCTAGGAAAGGCGACCCTGTATAGTCGTAATGGTAAGATCCCCAAGCAGGATCCTTCTCGCTGTAGTGATGGATTTCATGGAAGAAATCGTAGCCATTAGGTGTTGACGCGATAAGAGCGCGACCTGGAGAGCGAGCACCATATCGTAAAGCATTTTGTGGGCTCCAACGTGTTGATATGCATGGACGGATAACAGACTCCCAAGCTTTCTTAGGAGCAATACCACGTGTACATGATGTGATTTCGTCCCAGCCTACAAAGTAATAACCTTTACCACGCATACGCTCAACAGCCTCATAAGACAACAAACGAAGCTCTACATTATTTGGTAGAACAAAACGTCCTTGGTCTTGTGAACTCTTAATTGCATACTGCTCAAGGCCCATATCGTAGGCAAGGACAGGATAGTAGATATCAGTCACCTGATCATACGTAGGAGCAATAATAGCAACACGTTTGTTAGGGACATCGGCTGGTAATGCCATAAGTTCGAAAGCAGCAGTTGTTGCAGCTGTAGCAAGGAAGTAGGATTTACCCCAACCACGAGCACAGCAAACAGATATAAACCGATGCTTCATGTCAATAAACATGTCTTCAAAGGCTTCTGTTTGACCTTCGTGTAAATATACGCTCATTACCGAAACATTCGTTCATACTCTTCAAAAGGCATACTCATTGTAACAGTAAGGCCTTCTTTACGATGCTTCATACGACGAGGGCTGTCATGAACGCCAGAACAATAACCATTACACATGTCATTACCTGGACGACAGTCTTTGCCACATACAGCAACACCATTCACAACTTGATGTGGACCTCTAACAGTAATCTCAACATCATCACCTTTACGGTTAATGCTGACGTATTCAGGATAGAAACTATTAGGTGCTGTATACGCAGCTATGTTCTTTAAACCACACATATCACATGCCTTTGCAGAGCAATTACGACAATGATCAACCATCATCATCTTCCTTATCGCCAGTGTGATAAACAACACCTTTTTGAGTTGTATGGACAACAAAAGCAGGAAGTACTTTCTCTTCAACAACATTATGTTCAGGCACACGGCCATAGCCATAACGAAGGAGATTGTTAGCAATCCGCTCTTTCTTGTCTAATAGATTGTTAAGTAGATCAGATCGCCATGTTAATGGTTTCTGTGTAGAAGCACTATACACAACGATCTTCCCATCGCGAATGTCGTATTCACGCTGAATGAGCTGTTCTATCTCACGATACGTCTTAACAAGTTCGCCAATGGGATCATAATTTAACACACGAAGACGATCTTTAGACCTTTCGCTACCACCATGATAGCGCATAGCCTTTGTACCGTTACCGTATGCTCCTGGTTGTTCAATAACAATGTCTGCAGCTGACATGGGACTCGTTTCTCAGTTCGACGATGGAGGAAAAATCAACTAACAACTAAACTCGACAGAGTTCATTAAGTTAACGGTGTCGACCAACAATTATGCACATATTTCTTTGTACCTTGCAGTGTACAGTTTGAGAATAACATGAATTTATCCACGTTTGTACCACTTATGGCCTTAGACTTTGTACCTTTTAATAGTTATATTATATATTTATATTAAGGAGGATACATCATCTACAACTTAACATTGAGGGTGAACCCCCCAGCGGGCAGCTAATCATTAATTTAACGGGGTCTACCAACATTTGTGCACACATTTTCAATACAAAAAATTCGCGTTATCGGCCAGAGCGAAAAAAAAAAAGATTGTGTCCCCAACACACCACTCAACCAACCCGCAATGGGGTCAATCAAATGGTGTGTTGGGGTTTTGTTATTGTGTTTGCGCCGCTAACTTAGCAGCTTGTATTGTCATGTGTTCTGTTACAACACCTTTTGGTGATGCCAACCTAACAGGTGTTTTTGAATTAAGTTGAAATATCTCCCAACCATTTTTTATTTGTAGTTCGTTGTATGGTCCTTCGTTTATGTCACAACGCCAACCATCAGATGACATCATCCAACTCATGGTAAAGCTAAACGAGCAACAAGTGCAGCCTTGTATGACGACATAGCAGCTTGCTGAAGATACAGTAGCCGACGATGCTCATTTGAAAGCTCAGAGGTATTAAGAAAGTTTTTAAGCTTTACAAGCTTGTCAGACAAATCTTCAAGCTCTTTATTCATCCCCAGCCCCCAAGCCATAGTTCAAGCACAACAGAGACGTATGTAAGTGCACCAAGAATGATACCTGCTTGCCACTTACCTTCTGTAAATGCAATAAGGGTTGCAAAGAAAGCGATAAAGATAAAGAATGCAACTATAACCATTGCAAGAATAAGTGCTGCAAGAAGAAACATAATTACACCTGTTCGTGATAAACGATGATACCCTTGATAGCATAAATAAGCATCATGGTGTCACCAATCAATAGCATAAAGCCAAAGATACCAGTAAACCATTCATCCTTACCAAGTGCATCAAATATTGCATAAATAAAACCCCAACCAAGCAGTACTGCAAGAACAACACCAATAATCGAAAGTGCGAGAAGAAATACAATCATTTTTTAATCCTTTTAAATACACAAAACCATGTGTGCTCTCTAAGTGTAAAATTTACAAGTTCCCAGCCGTCGTCACCAAGTTTATTTAACTCGGTCGTGTATGGTCGGCCTTCAAAACTTACGATCTTATATTCAAACTGCATTATGAATTGCAATTTCAATACCATTTAGTTGTTGACTAATTTCAAGATTGTAGTAAAAGTTGCCATTATGTGAAAACACAACAGGCGCTTTTGGAGAGTGCTTTTGAAGTTCTTCAATAAGTGTTTCTACTGTATAACGCTTGTCTATAACAATCGAAAACTTTCCACCGTCATCGATAATCTTTACAATACCACACGTGTTAGCTCGAAGTTCATTCAACAGCTCTTCAACAGCAGCTGATTCATCTACTACACTAACAGGCTTTTTATCATTAGCCCCACGTGGTGTGTACGACTTAGTTTCAATTTTAGAAAAATCAAGATCAAAGATCATAATTTCATTAGTGGAATCGCATTCAATAGGTGTTTTTCCAAACTTAAAATCAAGACCTATTGTTCCTGGAATAGCTGGACGACACACATAACCACCTTTACTAGTCTTGTAAAAGGAAACAGCTCTCTCTACACTATAAGACTGGCGCTTCTTATAAAGATAGAGCTTTCCATCAATTACAGTGCAAAATACGGTGTTGTTTTCATTACCGAAATTTTCATCGGCATAAATTGAAATACCAGCTGTAGTATTAGAAATAAAGAAATTCATCAGAAAAGATCCTTCAAAGAAATATGAAAACGATACTCTTCAGGAATAATATGCCACACTTTCATAAAGAGTGCACGATTGCCACGTGTGAGTACTTGCATCAAGTCGACCTTCTCACGAAGATACATTGAAGCAAATTTAGCATCGGCTTCTGCAATATCACGTGTGTTAGAATACAAATCAGCAAGCTTAATTGTATGCACTTCAGAAGGTGCACTAGCAAGCCTAACTTTGGAAGCAAACTTACGTTCTGAACGATTACCTTCTTCCATGTCAGACAGATAGCGAACATAAGATGCTACATCAGTACCGAACATGCTGCTGATTTCATCATACGTGACACCACAATCTTCAATGACATCGTGAAGAACGGCAGCACACTGCATATCTTCATCACCACCATATTCACGCACAAGCATCATAACTTCGATGGGATGAACAATATAAGGTTCACCTGTATATTTACGCTGCTGATTTTTATGAGCCTGAGCAGCAAATACAACTGCATTATTAACGCGTTCCATAGGTGTCTCCTTTTGTAGAATGTCTTTTACAATAAATAGAGCATCGCTTCCAATATCGCCAATGACATAGCGTAGAATATCACTATGCGAATGTTCATCTGTGAAGAATATAACGAGTTCATCTGTTTTATTCGTGAAAACGCTCCCTGGTGGTATAACACCAGGGCATAGTTTAATTTCGCTCATTGTAGCCTCCACACCTCAACAGGAAGGTCGCTCCAAACATCAAAGTAACAGGATACCTCAACAGCTTTTTGAGCAGAGGCACCCATTTCCATTGCGCCAAGAGCAAAGTCACAACCTGAACCGATAGCAAAGAAATCAGCCTTTAGCGGGCCTGATAGCATTTTATGATCGGTTGCAAAGAAAACATCACCATTTAGATGTACAGCAAGTAATGAAAAAGCATCAGGTAGAATGAGACTACTGTCCTGTGTTTCGTACCAATTAGCTACATATTCACCACCACCTGGTGTTGTAGAACTAACACCAATCAACGTACCGTTTTGTAAACGTTTGATCTTCGATTTACGGCCAATCGGATATTTTGAACCTGAATAAGCTCTTGTATCACCAGCCATAAGACCATTTCTATAAGCAATAGTAGTCATATCAACCTATCAGTTCAAAAATGTGACCTTTAGCGTTAGTTTCCCAACCTTCAATGTCAGCAATCTTTTCTACAGTACGCCGAAATGCACGTATTTCGTATTGTTTAAGCGCTTCACGTAAATGCTGAATTATTGTAATATTTTCTGCACAAGGAGCTTGTACATTTAGAAATAGTTGGCGATCAATCAATGCTCTAATAACTTCTTGTGATGAAGGCCCAGGAGAGTCACCATATTCTGGGTTGATTGTACCATCACAATAAAACATTAGCTGATATTTTGTTGATGCTTTTAAATCATCAAGCTCATAATGATGACCTGGTACTATAACTTTCATTTGGGTTTCTCCGGTAGGTCTTGGATGATTTGTTTCATCTTATCTAAGCAGTGTAGTAACTTTGTTTTAATCTCTGTATTCATTCCACGGTGAATAAGAGCATTGTGAAATCGCCAAAGAACTTCGCTTAAATAACCATTAAAAGTTGATACAGCTTCTTCCATAGGATATTCCTTTTGAGGGTGATCCTATTAAAGATCACCCTCTGAAGTTAATTAGTCGAGTGCAGCAAGCTTACGCTCAAGTTCTTCAAGAGAAGCTTCCGTAAGCTGTGCATCCTTCTTTGCACCAATAGCATCAAGAAGCTTACGACGCTCTTCAGTACGCTCACGGCGACGAGCAGCTGCAGTCTTCTCTTCAAGCTTCACAGCAATGATATACTTAACGATTTCAAGCTTAGTCTCAAGCTCAACCTTTTCATCACTGTTAGAGCTAGGCTTTACGAACGACTCTTCACTAATTTCCTTGAGATTAGCATTGATGCCACGTGCAACGGTATCAAGATTAAACCCATCAGCACTTTCAAGCTTAAGATCCCAAAGTTGTTCAGTAGTGATAATACCACGAATAGTAGTATAACGGTACTTGTTACGAAGTGCGGTTTCAAACATGTTCATTTTATTCTCCATTATGAAAGTTCATATGCATTATCAAAATCACCCCTAGGGTCTACAGTAGCATAAGCATCTGCGTATCCCTCAGAATAATTACAGTCTTCATTTAAACAAACATCTGCTCTCATTGATTGAGCAAGTGTGTTTTGATTACATTGTGGGCATCTTGTCATCAGCTTTTACAATCACAAACAACACATTGAAGATTAATTTCAATGACATTGACAGCAGAGTCACGATCAAACATCATATTCTTTACATCTTCAAGTGTACAATCACTGAAATTTTCTTCAAGAGCTACATTGATTGCTTCAACTTCGTTTTGTGCTTTGACCTCTTTAAGCTTTAATTCATTATCAAAGAAGTCAATATATGCTACGATGTACCTCATCCGAATACTACCTCAAATGGACGCTTGTCAACAACAATTATCGCCGAGTCCTTTTTAGTGGAAGAGAATCCAAGGCCACTAAGCTGGCTCTCTGAAGGAGGACACTTGGTTTTGTCAGCAAGTACTTCAAACACCTTGCGATGAGCATCAAGATCGCCACGAAGAAATTCATTATAAATTCCCCGCGCGGCATCGTCTGTCTTGCATCCTTCCAGAAGGAAAAACCAATGCTTATTCCCAACAGCATTATCATCCCAATAATTAGGGCTAAGCATGATCGAATTAATATTGACCAGATTTCCACTAGTAAGTCCCCACTTAGTTTGAGCAATACCCTCGTTTGTGACATCAGGTGCATTCTTAAGGCTTGTAATTGCATTGTTCTTTACATCGAACGTTGCAATTTCTTGATAACCACGTACAGGTTTGTTATACACAAACTGCTGCTTAGTGCCAATACCCTCAATATCAACAGTACAACCAACGTCAATAGATTCACGAGGTGTGAAGTTATGAACAATGATTTTATATCTACCATCAACCATCTTGGTGAAATGAATGTTTTCAACAGCGTCTCGACGATCACCACTAATGTTCATATCAACGTCAAGAATACCATATCGGCCATATTTTCTCTGATAACTAATACGATCGACCGGTGTTTCAATGTGGATATCAAGGTCGTCTGTGTTGAACCAAGCAAGAGATACACGGAACAGTGCATCAACATTGCCACCAGCAGCTTTAACGCGAGCCTTTACAGAGTCAGCAACGTTACCGTCGTATGACCAAGCAAAGTTGTTATTCCACTTAAACAAAGGTGCACCCGTCTCACCATCTGCTGTAGTGATTGTTACGAAGTTACCAAAATGTTGGGGCTCAACAAGCAGCTGAAGTTCTTTCTTTCCAGGAAGAACGTGCTCAAAGAAATCACTAACACTAACCTTTGTAGGTGATTCAATTTTAATATGATTAGCCGGTTTGATCTGATCTGCAAGAAGATCATGAATACCACCCTTCATATTACCAACCACACGGTTAGAAACATAAAGAACATTATTCACTGAAACATCAGAAATGTTTGCAAGGCGACGCTTAATATTTACGCCAAGCTTTTCAATCTTTTCTGCCGCTTCATTGATCATCTTTGTAGTAACAAGAGACTTTGGCCGCTTATAATTTGTAGGCGCAACCATTGCTTCGTACTTACTAACAGCAACTGCAAGATCGGTACCCTCGGAGATAGCGACAAGCAGCGTACCAATACTGGTACCACGAATATGCGCAATGTTATTATACTTTTCAAGATTTGCCCACACCCACATTGTCTTTTGAAATGTTGCGTTGTAAGCAATAAGAGCTTCTCGGAGAGACCTTAACGATCGAATATTTTCCATACCACGATAAATATCGTTATTATTTGTTAGTTCAATAACGGTATTAACAGTCTCAACGCTAATTTCATTCAGCGCACGTTGAAAGACATTAAAAGAAGTATTAATGCTACCACGATCAGCATCAGGTTTAACAGAATAATGCTTACGACCGACAGCGCCATGGAAGTGATTCCACTTACGCGAAGTCTCAGTGTCGTAATTATATTCAACACCGTATTGGCGCTCCTTAGTACGATACACAGAGACAATAGGTGCTTGACGCACAATGTCGCGCATTGTTTCAGCAACAACATTGTACGGGTACGGCAGTGTGTTGTAATTATCCCAGACAGTAATAATTACGTCGCCGTCAATAGAAACAACAGTGCCAAGATTGCGAATGAAATTCTTACAACAGTTACAGTCGTGTTCGGTGCGTTGACGAAATACTTCATTTGTTCCCTCCGGAAAAGCTGCAAGATACGATGCAAAGATGTCTTGAACGTCTACTTTATAGAGTTCTTGTGAAGACATCTGCGTGTACTGATCATGAACGCTCTTTGAGAATGTAGGAAAATCAGCCGACATCTGTTTGTTCCTCTAGCTTCGTTGTGTCAAGGCTGTAATGATAAGCAATAATACGCATTCCACTAATAAACTTTTCCATAAATAATCCTGCGCTTCGAGCAGCATTGTCATGGACATTTTGAAGCCGTGATAGGAAATCAAGATTATTCGTAGTGGATTCTATACCAGCCGCATCAACCATAGGCTTCGGTATATTTCTAATACCACACAGCTTATCTTTCCACATATCAATTTGGTCATCAGGAACAAGAACGCCTACAGCACAACGTAATTTATCATCTGTGAGATAATAACACTTACCAGTTGCTGAGATTGCTGGCTTGCCTTGTGCAAATATCTTTTCAACAACAGTGTCAAACCACTTTTGGTATTTATTCATGGTCTTTTCCTTTAAAGTAGAATATCAGCAGCACTGTTTTTCTTTTGTACAGGTTTTGGGCTAGTATCAAAAAGCTGCTGAAGTTGAGTTAATACGCTAGCTTCATCAAGTCGACATTGAACAAGATCAATACTATTATCAGCATCAATTACAGCAACAACATCAAGATGCTGAAGCGCAATACTGTACAATGTCACTTGGAGATACCTCTCACGGCTAATAATAAGCCAATTAAGCATCAGCTTCCTCCTATGATTTTTCCATCTACTTTGAAAGTGGTTGCTCGTGGGTATACGTTCACGGTTGCTACACCGCAAGCAATATCTCGGGTATCTCGAAAGTCTATTTTGACGTTTAGGTGTTCGGGTATTTGTTTAAGTTTCTGAATTAACTCGTTTAATAGCACGACGTTTCTCGCTCAAGAGTTTCTTTATTTGTGAAATAGCTTGTGCAAGTGTATTACCATAAGCATACACGAACCTGATATCATCCGCCCATACTTCAATAATAAATTCCCCATTATATCCAATACTAGCACGTGTAGCTTTAAACATTTTAGTCAATTTGACTATATCTGCACCAACAATTTTAGTGTACATATCAAAACTCTATAAAGTAATTTGTGAACTCTTTTCCATTCTTAACGCTTACACGTGCAGACCAGAAACCACGAAGGTCACCCTCTTTAAGGACAACACACGCCTCTTTATAAGAAATACGTGCTTGGTCCATCAAAGCCTCTGTGAACAAACGGTGTGTGAGAGCAGAGTCACCCAAGATACGCTTTGCACAAGCAAATAGCCGCCGCCTATCAAGGCCAGCCAAGGTATCAGTAAACTCGCGAGAAACAGTTTGATACTCATCGTTTTCATCTTTCGACCAGTACCTTCGTCGTTCACCCTCATTAATAAGCTCCGCACTCTTTTCATCAGTAAGTTCAAATTTCTTTGCAACTTCACTAATAAGTTTTTCATAAGTATAAGGACCAGCGTCAACAACGTCTTTGATGTTAACAAGTTTAAACGGCAGAGTAACATTATCTTTTGAAATCTCAAGAATAACGTATTCACCACCACTGTCAAGTGACAGCTTAGCTTTTTCTAGAACAGTATTAATAAACGTTTCATTGAATATGCTCATTACTGCTGGCTCTTGTTCTACGTACTGATACGTAACTGACCAATCGTACATTATGGGTTCCATCGAACATGAGTGTGATCACCAGATTCAAAAGTCTTTAGCATTGCAGCAGCTTCTTCCTCTGTACGAAAGTAACCGCTATCTCGTGAGCCTGGTTCATCAAAACCAAATTCAGAATTATGGTAAGTTGTACCAACATAATAACCTGCTGGAGACTTCATTACTTTTAATTCGCTGTAACTATCAGCTTCTTCTAGATCAATTCGTGTTACTTGCAAACTTTTCATGGCTTTTCTTCATGAGTATATTCAACATAAACACACTTCATAACATAGGCTTTCTTTACATTTTGCGTGACAGCCCTAACGCGTGCTTCGCCAGCTTGGCATTCAAAAAGAGTTTCATAAGCGTGATACTGAGGTTGAAAACCAAGTATAAGTACTGCTGTTAACCACATTACGAATTCCTAATATCTGGAAGAAAGGGAACTTCAGATTCACCCCAAAATGTCCAACGCCACTTAGTGAAGCCTTTTTCACCGTCAGAAAGGTATGAACTATCAATCATACACTCAACACTTTCTGAACGTCGTTTAAGAAAACGAACAGGCAATGGCGGAACAGTAATAGTTTCAAGTGGTGCACCAAAGTCAAGTTGCGGCATAGATTTTTCTTTCAATATTTACGTTGATTTCTTTTGTTACTTAACCTCATTAACTGCGTGCTTAATCTTCACATTTGCAGCAGCAATATCATTCGGGCAAGCTACACTAACAACAGTAGCAGGTAGACGATAGGGCGATGTAAACAGATTAGGCTCAGACATGCTAGTAGAAGCTTCACCTGTTTCGGGATCAATCATCTTGATAACGCTAGCCGAACCTGAAGACGGGTGGTAAAGACCATCAGGATCAGGCTGCGCCATCATGTATGTACCATCTGCTGTCATATCGTCAGGACCAAAACGAAGGTACTGAGGGAACTCAGGCGCGGTAAACTGTGTACCCATAGAAATAGAATAACCTACCGCCTGACCAATACAGATGAACTTACCGTCAAGCCCTTGCGCGTATACATACGTAAGGACAGTCTTGTCCATATCTTCGTATGCATCCTTCAGTACCTGACGCTGGGAGTAGTTGGTAACAGCAGGATAACCAACCTTACGATCACCAGCATTCATTGTACCACGAGTTGCCTTACCCTGACGCATTGCTGCAGGATCAGAAGTCTGCCAATCACCACAGGCAGAAAGAAGCGACATAAGAGCGACTGCAATAATAAACTTACGCATGATCAATATTCCTTTGCTTCAGTGATGCAAGTCTGGTTATCAGGGAGAACGATACCTTTGAAAGTATCTGCAGTCGTTCGAATGAGTGCTGCAAGTCCCTTCTTGTTACTGTCTTCCTTGTGAAACTCATAGCAATAATGTGAGAGATC